GTTCCGCAATAATGGCCGCATGGTTTTCAACTGGCAGGAGTGGCGGCGGGATGGGAGAGAATACCCCAAGATTCACCCCACGCAGAAGCCCATAAACGTACTGAAACGGCTCATTGAAGTGTTCACCGACCCCGGCGATGTGGTAATAGACCCGGTGGCGGGCAGCGGATCCACCCTGCGGGCGGCTTATGAATTGGGGCGCAGCGCATACGGTTTTGAGGTGGATAAGGGATTCTTCACCCGTGCCAAGACGGAGATGATACAGCCTGCCCTGCAAGAGCGGCAGACCACACTATGGGAGGAGGCCACGCCATGACCAATCCCGCCACCATCACCCGCGCCGAACTGCGGGAGGAGATAGCCCGCCGGGGGCTGGAGATCTACCAGGTGCAGCACATGACGGGGCTGCACTATACCACCGTGCAGGGCCTTGTCACGGGCAAGGCCCGTACTGGGGATAAGAGCGTGCTGGCCATAGCCGCCGCCCTGAGTATACAGGCGGAGGCCGTGGCCCCGGATGAGGAGCCGGTGGGCGCGCCCAGGGGCCGCAAGGAGTACCTCATAGTTATCCGCAGCCACGGGGTGGATGCTGAAATACTGCGATCCCGGAAATTCCCGGAGGTGCGGAAAAAGTACGTGGAGATGCTCAATGCAGACCGCTTCCCCCGGCTGATTATCAACGGCGAAGATGTGCCTATCCTCGCAGCCGACCGCATGATGTTCCGGCTGCCAAAGGAGGGAGCCAAGACCGTCAACCTGCGCCGGATACACTTGCCGGCCACAAAATAACACTGATAACCCGCCTGCCGAATCACGGCAGGCTTACCCATAGGAGGAATCATGAGGAGGGTTAAAAGGGCCACATATTCCGGGGCCGTGCTGGAGCAGCAGGTATACAGCATCCCGGACAGGCAGCGGAACCTAAAAAGACCGCCCCGCATCCGCTTCGCAAATGAGGCGGAACGGGCGGCCCACCGGGAGGGCATGGCAAAGCGACGGCACGCCCAGCTGGTCAATGAGAATTTCAACCCCGGCAGCCTGTACAGTACCCTGACATTTGCAAACGCCTCAGAGGTTCATACCTTCCCGGAAGCCCGGCGGTTGCGCAACAACTTCGCCCGGCGGCTGCAACGCGCCTACCCAGAGGCCCGCTTTATTATATATATGGGACGGGGCAGGCACACCCACAGGATCCACTTCCACATGATTTCAGACGGCATCCCGGAGGATTTTATTCGGCGACAGTGGATATATGGGGAGATTGTCCGCATAGACCCGCTGCGGGAGCACAATTATTACAATGGCGTGGACTACGGCGCGGATTATACCGGCCTGGCAAATTACCTCTTTGACCACTGGACGCCGGAACAGGGGGGGCACCACTACCGGGGCACCCGCACCCTGCGCCCGCCCCTGCGGGATGAAGCCAAGGAGGTAAAGCGGCAGTACACCGAGGACAAGCCACCCCGCGCCCCCAAGGGCTACAAGCTGGTGGAGGCGGAGAAACCGGCGTTCGGCTACTACTATTTTAAATATGTAAGAGAACCGGCCCGCAGGCAGCGGGCCAACCCCCGGAAATAAGGCGCAGGGCAAGGCCCTTTGGATAGGCCTTGTAAATGCGTAAGATTTCAGAGCTAAAAAGAACGGTATGGGCAATCAGAGGCTATAAGGGCATAAAACACCCGCAGCAGGGCATTGTATCAGAAATGTTTTTTTGCCAGACATGACACTGCAAGTTGTTGTAAAACATGTGGCGCGGGGTGAGTTTGGCAAAACCGTGTTTCTGGCCCGGGAGGAACCGGCCTGTAAAAAGGGGGGATTAAGTGGCGAAAAAGCGCGGCGTCGGTAAGGATGGGGCTAATTCTTACCCAAAGGAGAAACAAGAATGACACTGGACGATTTCAAACTGTGCTCAACCTACCGTACGGCGATAGCCAGGATTGAGGAATCCATAAAGCGGCTGCGCTCAGAGATGGAGCGGGCAACGCAGATATTATCTCAGGCCCCGGGCCGGTCAGGCACCAGCGACAAGCTGGCTATGCAGATACAGCGGATGCAGGAGCTGGAAGCGGCACGGGCGCATGAGGTGGCAGACATGGAGGAGCACATAGACCGCTGCCGGGTATGGCTTTCCACTATCCCGGAGCAGCAGGCCCGGATTATGCAGCTGCGCTATATTGACGGCCTGAAATGGGAAAAGGTGGCGGACAAGGCGGGATATACAAAGCACCACTGCTACAAGATTCATGAGGCTGCAATATCGAAGATGATTTTGAAAAGATGATACCCAATGATACCTTTTGGTGTGCTAAAATAGTATCGTGGAAAAGGGGCGGAGCAATCCGTCCCTTAGTCTATTGGAGGGAATTATGAAATTATATTGTAAAGCCATTCATTGCAAATGGCGCAAGGGCGGGGAATAATGTCCCCGACCGGGCGGCAATTTCAAACACAGAGAAAGGGGGCGCGGCGTATGGCCGCAAGGCTATCCGACAAGAAGCGGAAACGCATAATTGCGGACTATATAGAGATTGGCACATATTACGGCGTGGCCCAGAAGCACAAAATAGCCGCAAATACCGTAAAAAGAATTGTGACCGCCGACCCGGAAACTGCAAAAAAAGTCAAACAAAAAAAAGAGGAGAACACGGCGGACATACTCGCCCACATGGAAACCAAGAGCGCGCAGGTGTGCGCTCTTGTTGATTTATACCTTACGGAGCTGATGAAACCTGAGCGGCTGGAAAGGGCGACACCCTCCCAGCTTTCCACGGTGATAGGCACCCTCATAGACAAGTGGACAGGGGTGAAGAGCAATGAGAATGAGAATACGGGCGGTGTGATAGTATTGGCCCCGGTGCTGGAAGATGAGCAGCCATAAGATATGGGCGCCGCAGGAGAAGCAGAGACAGTTCCAGGAGCGTCCGGAGTACGAGGCCCTATATGGCGGAGCAGCGGGCGGCGGCAAGAGTGATGCGCTGTTGGCAGAGGCATTGCGGCAGGTACATATTCCGCATTACCGGGGGATAATCTTCCGCAAGACATTTCCGCAGTTGTCGGAGTTGATAGACAGGAGCAAGGAGATATATCGGCCGGCATATCCGCGGGCGCGGTATCATCACACGGAGCACGTATGGATATTCCCCAGCGGAGCAAAGATATATTTCGGCTCCATGCAGTACGCTAAAGACCGCACTAATTATCAAGGCAAAAGATATGATTTTATAGCTTTCGATGAGCTGACGCACTTCACATGGGAGGAATACAGCTATCTAATGTCCCGTAACCGTCCGGGCGGGCCGGGGACGCGGGTATATATCCGTGCAACAACAAATCCGGGCGGCATAGGGCATGGCTGGGTAAAGGACAGATTTATAACTGCCGGGCCGCCCCTTGTGCCGATAGTGGGGGAATACGACATAGCCACGCCGGAGGGGATAAAGCGGCTCACCCGCAAGCGGATATTCGTACCGGCTACGGTATTTGATAATCAAAGGCTGCTGGATAATGACCCGAATTATCTGGCGAATCTCGCCATGATGCCGGAGGCGGAGCGGAATGCGTTGCTGTATGGCTCGTGGGACAGCTTTGATGGACAGGTATTCAGGGAGTGGCGCAATGACCCGGCGCACTATGATGACCAATGCTTTACGCACGTCATAAAGCCGTTCCGCATACCCAAGCACTGGACGATATACAGGGGCTTTGACTTCGGGTACAGCAAGCCGTTTTCCGTGGGCTGGTATGCGGTGGATGAAGAAAAGCGGGTGTACCGCATAGCGGAGTATTATGGCTGTACAGGCGCACCCAATACGGGGGTGCAGATGAACCCTGCCGAGATAGCGCGGGAGATAAGGCGCATAGAGAATGAATCCCCGGAGCTGAAAGGGAAGCAAATAATAGGTGTGGCAGACCCCTCCATATTTGACGAAAGCCGGGGAGAGAGCATTGCCGCCATGATGGAGCGTGAATATGTGTACTGGGGCAAGGGCGACAATACGCGCATACCGGGGAAGATGCAGTATCATTACCGGCTTGCCTTTGATGGGGATGGACGGGCAATGCTCTATGTGTTCGACACCTGCAAGCACTTTATACGGACGCTGCCAGCGCTTGTTTACGATGAAAAGCACGTGGAGGATATAGATACTGCTCAGGAAGACCATATATACGATGAATGCCGGTACGTGCTCATGGAGAATCCCATAGCGCCGCGCAGGAATGTATTACAGAAGCCCGTGCAGTATGACCCGCTCGACAGATACACGGCAGAGGACAATAAATACACATTCTACAGGTTATAGGAGAGGCACATGCAGTTTAAGCGCATACCAGAGGATACGGGGCCGGGCCGCAGAGGGCCTATAGGCGAGGTGCAGGTACAGGAGGCGGAGCAGACGCTTAAGGAGTACAAGCGGGGTAAAGCCAGCCTTGAGCAGCGCATTATCGAGAATGAGCAGTGGTATAAGATGCAGCACTGGGAGCAGATACGGGCTGCAAAGCATAATCCGGGAGACCCGGAGCCAGCTTCCGCATGGCTGCTGAATAGCATAGCCAATAAACACGCTGATGCAATGGATAACTACCCGGAGCCTGCCGTGCTGCCAAGGGAGAAAGATGACAAGATGGACGCTGAATTGCTCAGCTCCATACTGCCCGTGGTGCTGGAACAAAACGACTTTGAGCAGACCTATTCGGATATGTGGTGGTATAAGCTCAAGACCGGCACAGGGGTAACGGGTGTGTTCTGGAACTCCCGCAAGAATAACGGACTGGGGGATATAGACATTCGGGAGCTGGATATGCTGAATCTGTTCTGGGAACCTGGCATAACAGACATACAGAAGTCCCGCAACCTGTTCCATGTAGAATTGGTGGACAGGGATATGATAGCAGCGCAGTATCCCGATATGGAGCAGACCATGGGTTCCCCCACAATAGACATCGCTAAGTATGTCTATGATGATACGGTTGACACCAGCAAAAAGGTCGCAGTGGTGGATTGGTATTATAAGGTCAGCCGGGACGGGCGGCCAATACTGCATTTCTGCAAGTTCTGCAATGGACGGGTGCTGTATGCCAGCGAGAACGACCCGATGTATGCGGAGCGCGGCTTTTATGACCACGGCAAATACCCGGTTGTATTTGATACACTGTTCCCGGAGGCTGGAACGCCTGCCGGGTTTGGGTATATAGACGTGTGCAAATCTCCGCAGCTCTATATAGACAAGCTGGATCAGGTACTGCTGCAACACGCAGTAATGGGGGCGCGGCCCCGGTTCTTTGTGCGCGGCGATGGTACTGTGAATGAAAAAGAGTTTGCCGATTGGACAAAATCCTTTGTGCATTTTCACGGTTCAGGCGACCCGAGGGAGAGCATATTCCCGCTGGAAATACCCACTATCTCAGAAGCCTATATGACCATGAGGGCATTAAAGGTGGATGAGCTGAAAGAAACATCGGGCAACCGGGATTTCTCTCAGGGCGGGACTTCCTCCGGCGTGACAGCCGCATCAGCCATAGCTGCATTGCAGGAGGCAGGCTCCAAGCTATCCCGAGATATGATTAAATCCAGCTACCGGGCCTTTGCACAAATCAATTATCTGTGTCTGGAGCTGATGCGCCAGTTTTACCAGGAAAGCCGCTGGTTCCGGGTTATAGGCAAGCAGGGTGAAATGGAGTTTATGCAGTTCAGCGCGGCTAGGATTGCCGCCAAGCCCCAAACGGGGGAGTTCGGCATGGATATGGGGTACAGGATGCCTGTGTTTGACATAAAGGTTACCAGCCAGAAGTCCAGCCCATTCTCCACAGTGGCGCAGAATGAGCGGGCGAAAGAATTGTACGGGCTGGGCTTCTTCCGTCCTGACCTGTCAGACCAGGCCCTTGCTGCGCTGGAGATGATGGATTTTGAGGGGATAGAGCAGGTAAGGGAGCGCATAGCGCAGAACGGCACGCTATATCAGCAGGTGCAAACGCTGCAAGCGCAGATGATGCAGATGGCGGCTATCATAGACGCAACGCAGGGCTCCACCATAGGGCAGAACATGGCGGCGGCGTTTGGACAGGAGGGCGGGGCGGCACCGGCAGGCAAGGCCGGGGCGGAGCCGGCTTCAAACTCGCTGGGTAATGTATTTAATAGTGCGAAAAGCAGCAGGGCGGGGGAGGCGCGAAAGCGGGCGGCCTCATCCGCTACGCCTTGACGCGGGCGGTATTCCGCCAGCAGGGAAGCTCATACGACATACAGATAGACGGACACGCCGGATTTAATCCCGGCAACGACATAGTATGCGCCGCCTGCTCCATGCTGGCATTTTCGCTTTTACAGTATGTGATGGGCCTTGCTGCGGAAGGCAAAGCCCAAATACAGGAAGCAACAAACGGAGACGGGAAATACCGGCTCCGTTTTTCGTCCGCAAATGCGGAGGAGGCAGTTAAGGTCATAGCGGGCGGCTTCATGCTTTTATCAAGTGAATATCCGCACAATGTGCGGTTCTGGCGCGAGGGAAAGACCTCAGAGACGGCGGGACAGACCGCGGACACTTCGGAAAGACGATGAATACAGACACTTCGGAAAGACGATGAGGAGGAAAAATGTATCTAAAAGAATTGAATCTGCGCTTGTTTGACGGTGAGGGCGGAGCGCCGGCGGCGGAGAGCGCGCCTGCGGAAGCCGAGGCGATTGTTACCTCTAACGCTGACGATGCACGCCGGGCGGACTTTGAGAAGCTCATAAAGAACGACTACAAGGATTTGTTCGAGGAGCGCACGCAGAAAATCATCAATGACCGATTCCGGCAGATGAAAACGTTGGAAGCGGAAGCGGAAAAGGCCAAGGCGCTGAACCCTGTTATGGAAATGCTGGCCGGGAAGTACGGCGTTGAAGCCGGGAATGTTGATGCGGTAGTCAAAGCCATACAGGAGGACAGCAGCTATTACGAGGATGAGGCCGCAGAAAAGGGCCTGACCGTAGAGCAGCTAAAGGCGTTCAAAAAAATAGAGCGGGAGAACGCCGAGTTCAAGCGGATGCTGGATGAGCAGCAGCAGCGGGCGCATGAGGAGCGGACGCTGGCGCAGTGGCAGCAGCAGGCGGACGCCTGCAAGCGGTATTATCCGGGCTTTGACCTGCAAAACGAAGTGACAAACCCCGAGACCGGGCAGCGCTATCTTGCTATGCTGCGCAGCGGCGTGGATGTGCAGACCGCCTATGAGGTTATACACAAGGATGAGCTGATAGGCGGGGCCATGCAGTATGCGGCCCAATCCGCACAGCAGAAAACAGTAAACGACATACGCAGCCGGGGTATGCGGCCTCCTGAGAACGGCGCAAACGGCGCCGCCGCCGCCGTACTGGGCAAGCCAGACCCCCGAACATGGACAAAGAAAGACCGCGAGGAAATATCGCGGCGAGTAAAGAGCGGAGAACGTATCGTGTTGTAGTTCTCCGAAAAGAAAGGAGAATTTTATGAACGAGCTTTATGTTACCCTTGACCTTCGTCTGTTTGATGTACAGACCACGCTGCTTGACAGCCCCGGCAATGACCTGTCCCCTGAAATGAAGGTGTACTATGACACCAGGCTTATAGACCACGCCGAGCCCAAGCTGGTGCATGACCAGTTTGGCGATAAGAAGCCTATACCCAAAGGCCGGGGCAAGACCATAGAGTTCAGGCGGTTTAGTCCCCTGCCTAAGGCACTTACGGCCCTCACCGAAGGCGTAACCCCTGCCGGCAACAAGCTGGATGTAACCAGCTTTGAGGCCACCGTAGACCAGTACGGCGACTACATTGAGCACTCCGATATGCTCGACCTTACTGCCATTGACCCCGTGGTGGAGCAGGCAACCAAGCTGTTGGGCTCACAGGCAGGGCGTACTCTGGACACCATTACCCGCGAAGTCATCACCGCCGGTACAAACGTGATGTATGCGCCTAAGGCGGATGGTTCCGAGGTGCTCACCCGTGATGCGATAACGGAGGATTGCCTGCTGACGGTAAAGCTGGTATTCCGGGCGGCAGCAAAGCTGCATGCCATGAATGCTGTACCCATTGACGATGCCTTTGTTGCCATCGTGCATCCCAATGTGGCCTGTGACCTTATGACCTCTGATGATTGGGTGGATGTACATAAGTATGCCACCCCCGAAAACATCTATCAGGGAGAGATAGGCATGATAGGCGGCGTACGCTTTGTACAGTCTACGGAGGCCAAAATAATAGCCAGCGCAGGAGCGGGCGGCATATCTGTGTACTGCACCATGGTCATAGCGGCCAATGCCTACGGCACCACAGAGATAAACGGCGGCGGACTGCAGTTCATAGTAAAGCAGCTGGGATCTTCCGGCACCGCTGACCCTCTGAATCAGCGCGGCACCACCGGCTGGAAAGCTACCAAGGTAGCTGAAAGGCTTGTGGAGGAGTACATGGTGCGGATAGAGCACGCCAGCGCCACCGACCCCAATGCGGCATCCAACTAAGGACTAAGGAGGAAATATGGCTAAGAATCAGAATTACGACCAGCCCACAGAACAGGAATTCGACCAGCCAATGGAGGCGGCAAGCGATCCCAAGCGCATGGTTAACATCAAGCTGCACCGGGAGAAGAACAAGGGTAAGGGGATTTACGTGAACGTAAATAACCATAACTATTTCATTCCCCGCGGCGAGGTGGTATCTGTTCCCTACTACATAGCGGCAGTTTTGGAAAACTCCGCCCTGCAAGATGAGCAGACCGCCAGAATGATTGAAACCCTCAGCGCAGGCGCTGACTATTAAAAACCGGGGGGCGCAAGCCCCCTTTTCATGCCGCTGCGCAGAGACGGAAATCCGGGGCAGGCCCGGACGGCGGCACAGGAGGTAATTATGACAGTATTACAGGCGATAACTCAGGCCCGGCGCGTAAGGGAAAACCAGTATGACGATGAACAGATGGTGCAGTGGCTTTCCGACTTGGACGCTATGCTGTATCAAAATGTTATCAAGTGGCACGAACAGCCGGAGGAAGAACAACCCGAGGGGGAACCCCCAACGGATGAAAATACGGAGCAAACGGAGGAAACGCCGGAAGTATCCGGGGAGCGCAAGCCGGGCGGCCCTTATGACCCGGAAAAGGATATGGATGCGGCATTGCTGGTTCCTGACCCGTATTCCCGGCTGTATGTACTGTATATCATGGCTCAGGTGGATTTCCTCAATGCTGAATTGTCCAGATATAACAACACCATGGTTATGTACAACATGGCATTGAGCGAGTACGCCAACTGGTACAACCGAAACAATATGCCAAGGCAGGATAATTATATTTCGATATAGGGGGGACAGCAGTGTATTTACCGAGATTGTCAGAGTATAAGGTATCCCGAGATATGATTGGCAGTTTCGGGGGGTACAATCGCAATCTGCGCATAAAGGAAAACGAGTTTTATGATATGCGCAACATGAGCGCCGACCTTTACCCGCTGCTTTCTCCTCGCAAAAAGCGGGCCAAGGTAAAGCAGCTTACAAAGGCAAACGGGCTGTTTGCGCATAATGCGCTGTGCTGGGTGGATGGAACTGACCTTTATTATGACGGTGGCAAGGTGGGCGAGGTTGAGGATTCCCCCAAGCAGTTTGTAGGCATGGGCGCATATATCATCATCTGGCCGGACAAGGTTTACTATAACACCCATACCGGGGAGTTCGGGAGCCTCGGCAACAAGATAACAACGACTGAGCCGGTGACGCTGGCGCTTTGCCGGGTGGATGGTGCGGAGTATACGGATTACACCGCGTCTGATACTGCCCCGGCTTCTCCCTCGGACGGGCAATACTGGATAGACACCGGCAGCACCCCCCATGTGCTCAAGCAGTGGTCAAATACCTATGGCATGTGGAGCAGCATTGCAACGCCTTATGTAAAAATCAGCTCCGAAACTGAGGATATAGGCTCAGGCTTTGCGGAGCATGACGGCGTAACCATATCAGGCATGGAGCAGGAAAACCTCAACGGGGAGTATATGCTCTACGGAGCAGGGGAGAAATACGTTATTGTATCGGCCATAATTGATGCCGTTATTACGCAGGAATCCGGCGTTACAATCGAGCGGCGCATACCCGATATGGATTTCATCACTGAGCATAATAACAGGCTGTGGGGCTGCTCCAGCGCAAACCATGAGATATACGCCTGCGCTCTGGGTGAACCCAAGGTGTGGTATAGGTTCCTTGGCCTGTCTACGGATAGCTATGCCGCTACGGTAGGCAGCCCCGGCGACTTTACCGGCTGCACTACACACCTTGGATATGTGCTGTTTTTCAAGGAGGACATCATACACAAGCTGTACGGGGACAAGCCAGCCAACTTCCAGCTTATGGATACCAACTGCCGGGGAGTGGAAAAGGGCAGCGAGAAGAGCCTTGCATTATCAAACGAAACTTTGTATTACAAGGCCCGCCATGATATATGCGCCTATAACTCCGCATTGCCAACGGGCGTATCTGATGCGCTGGGGCAGGAGAGGTACACCAATGCCGTGGCCGGGGCCAATGCGGGGAAGTATTACGTTTCCATGCGGGATTCCTCCGGGGGCGGCGTACTGTTCGTTTATGACGAGCAATACGGCCTGTGGCACAAAGAGGACGAAACATACGCCACGTACTTTGCCGCACTGGGGCCGGAGCTGTACTACATAGCGGATAATGGCCTGTATTCCGTAGGCGGGAATGATGAGCGGGATTTTGAGTGGTTCGCAGAGACGGGCGATATCGGGCTGGACAGCCCCGACCATAAATATGTGTCCAAAATACAGCTCAGGCTGGATGTGGATGAGGGCAGCCTCGTGTGTATCTCTGTACAGTATGACCATGAGACGGAATGGCGGGAGGAGTACCGTATAAACCCGCATACCCGGCGCAACTATACCGTGCCCGTGATTCCCAGACGGTGCGATACCATGCGGATACGGTTCAGCGGGCACGGCTCTTTCAGGCTGTACTCCATGGCAAAGACCATAGAACAGGGGAGCGATTTATGAATATAAACATCAATCTGCCGAATATCAAGGAAAGTGAGCTGGACAGTGCAACGGAACGCCGTAAGATAATAGAGTACCTTTACCAGCTCAATGAGCAGCTTCGGTTTGTGCTGGGTAATCTGGGCGTTGATAATCTGGACAGTGAGCTTGCCAAGACCATTAAGGACAATGCGGGAAATGCCAGCGCCATAGAGCAGACACAGCAGGCCATTACTCTGAAAGTCTCTAAGGGGGATGTAATATCCGCTATCAATCAGACGGCGGAGACCATAAAGATACTTGCCAAGCGCATAGCCCTTGAGGGGTACGTTACCATCAACGGCAATTTCAAGATAGACGAGAATGGCACCATGACCGCTAATAACGGCATATTCAAGGGGGAAATAGTCGCCAACAGCGGCAGTATAGGCGGGTTTAACATCAGTGGCGGCAACCTTATAGGCAGCAATGTGCAAATATATCCTGCTGGCTCATCAGCCATAAGCGGGGGATCTGGCGGCGCAATAGCTCTTGACGGCGTGAAGCTGGGAGGAGATGGGAATGCCCTGACCATACACGCCGACAAGGTAAATATCCGGGGGGACGAAGGCGATGTGTCTGTAGGCGGGGATGCGGAAGTTGCTGGCACGATAGACGCATACGGTGGCAGTATAACCATTGGCTATGTTTCGGGATATACCGATGAATCGATTGTACCATCTGGCGCTGGCGTGGGAAATGTTGGCGCTGGCAGCAGGTATTGGGCGCAGGTAAAGGCTACCAGCCACCCGACAGGCTCATCGCTCAGATACAAGCGCAATGTGGTGGATATTACCGATGCAGATGTGGGGGATATAGACCAAATAAGGCCCATAATCTATGAGCTGAAAGATAAAGACGATGGCAAAAAATACCCTGGTTTTATAGCGGAGGAACTAGCTGAACTTGCCCCGCTTTTCGTGCTGTATGACGAGGAAGGGATGCCGGAGAGTATAGACTATTCAAAGATAGTCGTGCTGCTCGTGCATGAAGTGAAAAAGCTGCGCAAGCGTATGGCGGCATTAGAAAAATAAAGTCAGAAAGGAGCGGGGAATGGCAACATATTCGCATGTAAAGAAAGGCGCGTCCGGCTCGGCGGTGTCCGAGCTTCAGCGCCTGCTTAATGAGAATGGCTATACGCTGGACGTTGACGGCAATTTCGGCGCCAAGACGCAGGCGGCGGTAAGGGACTACCAGCAGAAGAACAGCCTCACCGTTGATGGTATAGTGGGGAATCAAACATGGTCTTCGCTGTTTTCAAACAAGAAAAGCGCCCCTGACAGCGGAACGGCGAACTATCTGGCGGGGTATGACAGGTATACCCCGTCTCAGGCGGTAAATGATGCGGCGGCAACGCTGGCGCAGTATGAGGCCGGGCGGCCCGGTGCGTACCAAAGCAATTACGCCGCGCAGATTCAGGGTGTGCTGGATAAGATAATGAACCGGGAAGCATTCAGCTATGACTTTGCCACCGACCCGCTGTATCAGCAGTATGCCGACAAATACCAGCAGCAGGGAAAGCTGGCCATGATGGACACTATGGGGCAGGCGGCGGCGCTTACCGGGGGCTATGGCAACTCCTACGCTCAGAATGTAGGCCAGCAGGCATATCAGGCCCATTTACAAAACCTGAACGACGTTATCCCTGAGTTAAGGAATGCGGCGTATCAGATGTATCAGGACGAGGGGCAGGAGATGTATAACCAAATGGCCCTATTGCAGGGCCTTGAGGATACCGATTATGGGCGGTACAGGGATACCGTGGGCGACTGGTACGCTGACCGGGATTATTACTACGGTAAGTATAATGACCTGAACGAGTTCGGATATAACCAGTTTGTCAACGATAGGGATTATCAGCTTGCCTTGCAGCAGGCAGCACAGGAACAGGCCAGATGGGAAGCCGAGTTTAACCTTGCCAAGAGTAAGAGCGGGAGTTCGGGTAAGGGCGGGAGTTCGAGTAAAGGATCAAAAGAATCCGGCATGAAATTGGGCGTTGCCGCTCAGTCGGTATATGACAATATGGCTGCAACAGGGCCGTCGCTCGGGATTGAGAAGCAACTGGAACGGGGCGTAAATAATGGCACAATCACAGAGGAGGAAGCAGACTACTTGTTGCAGTTGCTAGGTTATTAACTTTGGAGGCGCTATGGGCAAAAACAACACTTTCAATATTGAGGAGCGGCTGAACAAACTTAGGAGTGATGAACTAAAGAAAGCGGGCGGCAATTATAACATTGAAACCCGTCTTTCTAAAATGCGGGATTCACTTAAACCGACATCTCAGAAAAGCGAGACTGAGCAACGGACGGGCGGCAGTTCCATCCGTACCGGCTCCGTCCTTGACCTGATGCAGAAAGAGCGGGATGCTTTTGAACAGCAGGCGGGATACTCCCAGTACCGTAAAGCGGCAGACTTCACGGCGAAGTCAGGGGCCACTGGCTCAAAGCGCAGTAAGGCGTATCTGTTTGCCCCCTCCACATGGAGGGGCAAGGGCGACCTGTACGACTTTATAAACGACATAGACGGATACCGTGAGCATATAAAAAACACCTCCGGCCCCAGCCGTGGGTATGGGGAATATGAGGACTATACCCGGATGAACTCTGACGAGATAGCCATGTATAACTATCTCTATAATACCAAGGGACAGGAAGGGGCGGACGAATACCTTGACGCACTGGCTCCCACACTGAGTCAACGGAGCTACGATGTGCGGGAAAAGGTGCTTACCCGCATGGCAAAGGGAAACTCGGCGCTTATGTCCGCTGTGTCTGTGCCTACGGCGTTTGTTGGCAACATCATGAGCGGCGTTGACTTTGCAGACCAGACATTGCGCAGGGCATTGAACGGCGAGGCTGTAGATTATAACTCCGCCGGGCAGCGGGCAGGCGCAGCGGCGCAGATACTGCGCTCACAGGTGGGGGAGGACATAGAGAACGACACGGATTTCACCATCGGCGGCAAAAATGTGGCCCGGTTCCTGTATGATACCGCCATGTCCGGGGCGGACAGTCTGGCCATGAACTTTTTGGGCGGCGGTGCGGCAGGCGGCGGCGCTCTGCTGGGCCTTGGTGCGGCTACATCACAGGCCAGAGATATAGCGGCTCGTGGCGGCAATGACAACCAGGCGCTTGTCGGCGGCATTATGGCGGGTGTGTTTGAGGGGCTGTTTGAGAAGATCAGCCTGGGCAACTGGAAGAAGATGCAGGAGGTGCCGGTCGCGGGCATCCGGGATGTGGTGAAAAACATAGCCAAGTCCATGGGCGTAAATGCCTCTGAGGAAGCCGCTACGGAGATGGCCAACCTCATATTTGACCGCTTAAACATGGGCGACCTGTCTCAATGGGATACCACCATGGCGCAGTATGAGGCCCAGGGCATGAGCCCAAACGAGGCACGGCGGCAGACCATTAAGGATATGGCCGGTCAGGTATTGGAGGCCGGGATTTCAGGCGGGCTGATGGGCCTTGGCTTTGGCGGCATGGGCTCCGCACAGTCGGCTATAGCGTCACGGGCAGCAGGCGCACAGGTTCAGGATATAGAACCGCTGGTGCAGGCGGCGAGAGAGATGCAGGAGGGAAGCAATTCCCGAAAACTGGCCGCTTCCATTGGCGAGAATCCCAGCAAAATCCAGACGGGCGCGATGTATCGCACGCTTGCGGCGGATATGGCGGCGGAGAACATGAAGCAGGGTATGAGTGAGGAGGAGGCGCAGAACAAGGCGGCGGCGGACATAAAGGCCGCTGGAAGCCGCTCTGTGGGCCGACAGGCCGAAGCTGAACAAGGCGCGGGCCCCGCTCTCAAAATGCCTGAAAGGGCCGTTGCAACACCCCGAAATGCAGTGTATAACGACAGCGGCGCAGAGATAGGCGTATCCGGCATATCCTCTGTAGAGGACGGGAAAGTATATGTTGCTATGGAGGATGGCGGCGTTGCGTCCGTAGAGGATATAACCTTTGACGACCCGTCAGCAGATGAGCTGTACGGCATGGCTGCAAAATTTGATACGCAGACTGCAAAGACCTTTACCGACAGTTATGACGGAAGTATGCCGGTGGGTGATTATTACAATGGCTTTGTATCGGTGTACGGTGCTGCCCGTGCGGGCGGGACGGTGGAACAGGCGGTGCAGAGCAGCGTATATGCCGGTATGCTTCCTGCTGAGGTTATGCAGCGGGCATACGCTGCCGGGCAGAACGCCGGGGAACTTACCGATGTAAGCGTTCCCGCTTCCGCCGGCATTGCCGTGGCTGAGGAAGAAGCGGCGGCTCCTGCACAGCAGGCCGTGGCATACACCCCTGCCAAGGGTAAAAAGGGCGGCGTAGTGCGCAATAATACCGTCAAGCTCTCCTCCACTCAGGAAAACCATGTCAATGCCCTTGATATGGTATTCAAGGCTATTGGCCGTACCGTGAACCTGGTGGACAGTCTGGATGAGGAGCGGGGCGGCAAGACCATCAGGCGCAGTGCATACAATGCCTCCTTTGACTCGGATACGAATACCTATACCATATCTGTTGACGGTATAGGCGAGGCGTATATGTACTTTGCCGTACATGAGAGCATACACGATATATGGGCCAACAACCGCAAGGGTTTTGATAAGCTGCGGGGCATAGTAACAGCATACCTTGAGGCAAACGGCGAGGATGTAAATGCGCTGCTCAAGGCGCAGACGGATAAGGGCCTCAGTGAGGATGTGGCATGGCAGGAGGTAGTGGGTAATACCGTGCCTGTGATTCTGCGTGACCCGCAGACAGCCCAGGAGTTTGCGGAGCGGTTCATAGGCGAGGATGCCGAGGCCCGCAGCGTATTTAAACAGCTCCTTGACAGCATACTGGACTTCCTCAATCAGGCGTATGAAATCCTCAGCGGGCAGAAGAGCTGGCGGCAGATGCGCACCCTTGAACAGGATATAGAAGCCCTCACGGAGATTCGGGAGGCGTACTTTGATGCGCTGGAGGGGGTGAAGGAAGCTGCAAGCAAAGCAACGGGTACCAGTTTTTCCAATAAAGACGCAGCTTACAGCGGCATAGACACATTAACACAAGACAGGCTATTGCCTTATCCGGTTCAGCAGTTGGTGAATTGGAGAGGCAGCAAAAAGATAATAGTGTACGAAAGCCAAGAGCAGTATTCACGCTTTATAGATGAAGCGGCAGCTCACAAGATTGCTGGAAAAAAACTTTATTTTGGCAAGATTTCACCCGATTTTGCAGCATCCATTGCAGACGCAACCGATTTGGACTTAACCGGGTATAATTGCGCTATACAAGCATATGAAATTGAGAAGATATTCAAATCTCATGGTAGGGCTGAAAAGGAGATTCCCCGCGGACAGCGCAGAATAGGCAAGCCTGATTTGCTCAGCATACCGCAAATAATTGCAAATGTCGATACTATAACGCTGTCCCCAAATTCATACGAGGGTAAGCCGGTAATCATTTTTAAAAAGGGCGGTAATGGGTGGACTGAAATTGCAGCGGTTGTTTCCGACAAACATGTGGATTTACGTGTACAAACAATGTACGGGGGACAAAAAAAGAGCCTTGCTGCGCCGACAGATGTACCGACCCCTGTCTTTACGTCCGAAGCGCCTCGCAGTACAGCTCCTATTAATAATATAGCAGATAAGGGGAGGAATAGCAACCCCCTTTATTCCGCAAAGGATATGGACGCTGCGTACAGCGAAGCGGTCAAGGCGGGAGATATCGCAAAGGTGCAGGAGCTTGTTGATAAGGCAGCGCTCGCATGGGGAGCATATAAAAACAGCAATGCGGCGAATGAAGTCCATCCTCAAAAAGGGAAAGTTCGTGTATTTTATCATGGAACTAATACTGGCGATTTTACTGTTTTTGATAAGAGGTTACGGGGTTCATCAAGCGGTGATTTAGGCTGGTTTGGCAAAGGCTTTTACTTTGCGTTTAGCCGCAATGAAGCAGCTACGTATGGTGGACATGTCATGTCTGCGTATTTGCGCATGGAAAATCCGTTTGATTACAGTGAGCTATATAGTTATAAGGGCAAAAGCGGTGTTTTGGGTGTATATGGACGGTATTTCTGGGTATATAATATGGCCAGGCAGTTCCCTCAGATGGTTGACGGCCAAACCCTTTACATGTACCCAGCAGAATCTGACGAAGCCGTTGAAATCAGTTGGACGGATTATGCGAACAAGGTTGATGAAATAGCACAAACCGTTAAGTTCACTGTTGAGAAAAGGCAAGATGGCGCTGGCGAAACCTATTATGAACTGCTGGCAGACCCGAAAGAGCACAGCTATACCAATGAGGATGGTGAAATGGTTCGCTGGACAGAGTATGGGATGCGAAAATCTTTTGCCAAAGAAAAGGATGCGAACAACAAGCTCAATCAGATTTGCGCTTATTTGCAAGAGGTGTTTGGTGTTGAGCTGCCGCACAGACGGGTTATAGAAGAATTGGATTTTTCTGGAACGCTGGAACGTGCCGGATATGACGGCATAATTCAGTCCGAAAGCGGCGATGAGGCAGTGGTGTTTCATCCAGAACAAATAAAATCAACCGCCCCCTACACGTTTGACGATTCTGGCAACATAGTACCGCTTTCTAAGAGGTTCGACAGGACGCAGAAAGATATACGGTATTCTGCAAAGGACACCCTTATTGACATCGTAGACCTTCGGGAGCAGAACGCAGCACAGGCAAAAGAGATACGCGCTCTTACCCGCCTTACTGAAAAGCAGGCTCGGGCACTTGAGGATGTCCGGGCGCAGTTCAAGCTGACTGAGGGGCATAAGGTGTCTGAAAAGGCCGTGGGGCGGTTGGCCCGGAAAATACTCAAGGAGTATAGCAGCCAATACGATGCCGAAAGGCTGACGGAGCAGCTACAGGCGATGTTTGAATATATCGGCAATGCTGAGGAGCCTGTATGGGGCGACATCGTAAAGGCCGGAACCGACCTCGCGAAGAACGTCATAAATAAATCGTCAAGGATGAATACCGAGCTGTATGAGCATTATGCGCCGGTGCGTGAATACTTCAAGGATACAACGGTATATCTGAACGAGAGCCAGCGGGCCGAGGTTGAGGCCGTGGAGGGGTATAATGACTTCCGCCGCTCCGTGTGGGGCAGCGTTACCATAGGCAGCAAGAAGAACAGCCCCGCCGCCAAGCAAACCTCCCTGGAGGGCGCATGGGAGGATTTATCGGATAAGTTCCCGGAGCTGTTCCCTGCCGATACCACTGACCTTGAGATGCCTTTCGCACTAAGGGCGGCTATGGAGGCTATAAAGCCCTCATACTATAATTCCTATGGCATGGGTATGGATGATGCTGCATATGATTTATTCCTGCGGCTGTATGACAAGTATTTTGACATGCCGGAGGTCAAGACCTTTGCCGACAAGAAAGCGCAAGAGCTGGCAATGACCAAAGCCCGCCTGAACAACGAGATAGCCCAGATACGGGAGGACAGCAAGGCCAGATATGACGAGCGATTAAAGAAGCTGCGGCGGGAGAATACCGCCAAGCGGCAGGAGCTTTCCCGCAAGTACAATGAGGCGAAGGCAGCACAGCATAGGGCGGATATGGCTCGATTCCGGGAGCAATACCGCCGGTTATCCGACAAGCACCATGAAACGCTGATTCGCAGACTGGCCGAGCAGAAGCAGAAGCAGGGCGATCAGGACGCTGTACGCAAGTACAAAAAGCGCATAGAATCCCAGGCTAAAGAGCTGGCCTCCTGGTTGATGCGGCCCACGGATAAAAAGCATGTGCCGGATGCGCTCCGTAACGTGGTGGCAGAGTTTCTTGATACCATTGATTTCTCCGGCACTGTAAAGGCCAGGGATTGGCGCTACCGCATGGAGGCGCTGGCGGGCTTCATGGAGAACTTGGACAATGCCGAGGGCGAAAACATCTATCTGGACGTATCACAGGACTTTGTGGCGGCGCTTAAGGCCATGGCACGGGAGGGCGGCGACCTTGCTACCATGAAAGATGTGGCGAAGCTCCGGGAGCTGGATGCTATTATGCGGCAGTTAAAGCGGGCAGTGCAGCACGTGAACACCATAATAGTAAATGGTCGCAGGCAGCGCATTGAGGATTACGGCGATGCAGTGATAGCCCAGGCTGATGCGCTGCCTGCCAAATATGGCGGCAACAGCGCCGCTGCCCGGCTGCTGAACAGCGGGAACATAAAGCCCATATACTTCTTCAAGAAGCTGGGCGGCCCGTTCAAGGAGCTGTTTGATGAGGTGCGGGAAGCACAGAACAAGGTGGCCTTTGGTGCGGAGGATGCAAAGGCGGTTTACAAAAGGGCAGCGGAAAAGTACCACGCCTCAAAGTGGCTGGATAAGGATGGGGATACCCTGAAAATGCGCACTGAACGGGGAGCGAATATTGAGTTAACCCGGCAGCAGGCGCTTTCCCTCTACGCCACCTATAAACGAGAGTTGGCCAACAGGAATACCACCGGGGCCACCCACTTATCAAGGGGTGGTTTTGTTTTTGCCGATGAGATGAAGGTGGAGAAGCGGAACAGGCTGGGGATGCCTGTCAAGCACACCTTTAAGGATGCAAAGCCCAAGCCCATGACCACAGGGGACATGGCAAAGGTGGCGGGTTGGCTTACCAGGGAGCAAAAGGCGTTTGCCGATGAGCTTGTCAACTATATGAGTACAACTATGGCGGGCATAGGCAACACCACCTCCATGGCAACCACGGGATATAAGAAGTTCGCAGAGGGGTATTACTTCCCGTATAAATCCTCACGGGCTTTCTTGAATACCGAACCGGGGACAGCGGGGCAGGAGAATAAAAACCGCTGGAAAAACTGGGGTTCCGCAAAGGCTACTCAGACGGGCGCAAACAATCCCATCGTGCTGCAGGACTTCACGGAGGTATGGAGCGACCATGTAAATGAGATGCTCATGTACGCCCACATGTCCGTACCGCAAGAGAACCTGCTGCGGCTGTTCAATTATCGTACTGCCGTAACCTCCGATGAAACCAGCAGCTCTGTAAAGTCAGCATTGCAAAATGCCTATGGAGAGGCGGCGGTAAAGTACATAGATACCCTGCTGGCTGACCTTGGCGGCAATGTGCTGAATGACCCAAGGGACAACTTTACCAGTGATTTGACCTCAAAATTCAAAAAGGGTGCTGTGCTGGCTTCGCTGTCCGTAGCGATACAGCAGCCATCCGCCATTGTCAGGGCGATGGCCTTGGTGAATCCCCGGTATTTTGCGGCAAAGACCAATAAAAACTCCTATCAGGAAGCCATGAAGTATGCGGGTACGGCGGTGATAAAGCACATAGGCGGCTTTGATACCGGCACAGGCCACGGCATGGCGGACTGGATGGTTGAGCTTGACCCGGAGAGCAAGATAAAGGCGTTCTTTGAACGGGATGGAGCATACCGGGATAAGGTGCTGGGCTGGCTGCCCGGAAAGATGGATGAAATCACATGGGGCCATTTGTGGGAGGCCGTAAAAAAAGAGGTTGCGGATAATACAATCCTGAAATACGGCAGCGAGGAGCACCTTAAGGCAGCCGGGAAACGCTTTAATGATGTGGTGGAGTACACACAGGTATACGACAGCACGCTATCACGCAGCGAGCTGATGCGCTCCAAGAGCGGCCTTGCTCAGATGGCTACCTCTTTCATGGCCGAGCATGTCACCGCTTACAATATGCTCTACGATGCAATGACCAACAGAAAGGGAAATCCCGTCACTGTAAAGCGTGCAGTTGCGGCGTTTATAGGCGCCCAGATATTCAATGGGATGCTCAAGTCCATAGTCTACGCCATGCGGGATGATGACGATCAGCCGTATCTTGAGAAGTATGTGGAGGCATTCGCTGATTCCATGCTGGGCGGCAAGGCTGAGATAGCGGGCAAAGAGGTATACGGCCTTGGCAGCGACCTTAACCCCCTGAATCTGATACCCTATGCGCGGGATGTGATGAGCCTGCTGCAGGGGTACGATGTGGAGCGGGCGGACATGAGCCTTATGAACGACCTCATAAGCGCATTGAAAAAGTTCGACAGCGACAGCGCAACCGCCTACGAAAAGTGGAGCGGCCTTGCTCAGACCATCGCGGCCATGTGCGGAATCCCATTGAAAAATGTCATGAGGGATATGGAGGCCGTACTGAACACCGCCAAACAGTATTTCTTTGGCAGTAGCGATATGGAGTTTACCCGGCGGGACATAACCAACGCCATAAAAGCCGGAATGGGCGCCGAAACCTCGCTGAGTGCGGAGGCTGATAATCTGTACAACGCATTTGAAAAGGGCGATGCCAAACGGATACAGAGGGCTTTGACAGAGATTGACGCACTGTATAAGGACAAGGTTGAGGAGCAAAAGCGGGCAGGCAAGACGCAGGCGGAAGCCGAAAAAGCGGCCCGCAGCTCTACCCTGAGCGCCTGCACCCGAGCCCTTAAGCCCCATTACCTTGCCGCCACCACTCAGGCGGAGCAGGCGGAAATACGCTCTCTGGCGCTCCGTATCAAGATAGGCAACCGGCAGTTGTACGCAGATTATAACTTTACCCAGCATTGGAAGGAGTGACAGCATGAATCCTGTAATTTACAAAATACGCCTTGATGCGTCCCGACAGGGGAGCCAGGCAAGTATACGCCTGAACAGGAGTGAGGTGAAAAGCCGTCAGATATCCGCATACCTATACAGCGGCGGAACGCCATACGAAATAGCCGAGGGTGTAACCGCCACGATGTACGCCGCCAAGCCTGACATGACGGAAGCGCTTACCGATTGCACAATAGACGGCAATATGATATCCAGCCTGCTGCCGGCCCAGATAATGGCCGTACCCGGTACGGTGAACTGCCAGTTTACCCTTTATGGAGCGGGCGGCGAGGTGCTGTTTTCTCCTCAGTTTCAGATTTATATATCTAAAAACCTCATGGACGATTCCGCCATAGAATCTTCCACGGAGTTTAGCGCTCTCACTGAGGCGCTTACCGAGGTAACGGCCTTAAAAGCGCAGTGGAGCAATGCCACGGCGGAGGCGCAGGAGGGGGAGGCTGTATCCGCTGAGGTGGTAATGGATGCGGACGGCGTGAAATTCCTTTTCACTATGCCGCCGGGACTTCCGGGCGAAGATGGAGCGCCGGGGCGGGATGGCTTGCCCGGCGAACCCGGCGTAGGCATAGAAAAGGTGGAGCAGACCACCACCAGCACCGAGAGCGGCGGGGAGAATATCATAACCGTCACAAAAACGGACGGCACACCGGGCGGCACTTTCAAGGTCTACAACGGCGGGCAGGGCGAGCAAGGCCCTCAGGGTGAACAAGGGCCACAGGGCGAGCAGGGCATACAGGGTGAGACAGGCCCACAAGGCCCCAAGGGAGACACCGGCAGCGGCTTTGCCGTGCTGGGCTACTTCTCCACCCTGACCGACCTACAGGGCGGTATAAACGACCCCGCCCCCGGCGACGCCTACGGCGTAGGCGCGGCGGAGCCATACGACATCTATATATGGGACGGCGTTGGCCTGTCCTGGAAAAACAACGGAACGATTCAGGGGCCGCAAGGCTTACCTGGCGAAGATGGCAGGGACGGCCAGGATGGTCAAGACGGCGCAGACGGCGTAGGCATAGAAAAGGTGGAGCAGACCACCACCAGCACCGAGAGCGGCGGGGAGAACATCGTCACCATCACCAAGACGGACGGCAGCACCGAGACTTTCTCCGTCTACAACGGCGCACAGGGCGGGCAGGGAGAACCGGGCCAAGACGGTAAGGACGGTGCGCCGGGGCAGGATGGAAGTCCGGGGCAAGATGGCGCACCCGGCGCAGACGGCAAAGCAGCTACTATCAAAATCGGAACCGTGACCGAAGGTGATGAACCCGATGTAACGAACAGCGGCACGGAGACAGATGCGGTATTTGACTTCGTACTCCCTGCTGGCGGTAGCGGCGGCGGCACATCGGTAATTGAGGTTACCTGTATGGCGGCAGGCGATACCGTCACGGCTACGGACGGAACAGAGACGGTATCAGGCACGGCGGGCGAAAATGCCGTGTGTTCCCTGGAAGTGCCGTATGCTGGCACATGGAAAACCTACGTCAACGGCTATTATTGGGGCAAAACCGAAGTGTACGGGTACGGGCGGTATATGCGCCCCATCCCCCGCTTTGGCTTTAGCATCGCCGCCTCTGACAGCGCCCCCGCTACCCGCGTGTCTTATCTCTACGATGCGGAGGGCTTTGCCCCCGTCAAGATGAACTTTACGGACGGGATGTTTGAATATGGCGACTGGGGGGACTTCCTTGCCGTCAAGGGCAACTACCCCGTCATGCTGCGGTATGACGGCACGGAGGATTACAAGCTGAATCCCAACGAC